CACGAGATTAAGAAGTGGGACAAAGTGAAAGGAGTCCCCCTCAAAGGATTGACTAAAAGACGCGCTAGAGAAGCCGAATTAATTCTTCAATAATCTTTTCTTCCAGCGTCTTAAGTCTCGTCTTTCAATATAGTCATCATACATAATGTTACTAACCCAAAATGCAACATTTATAACGATTGCTGTGAACGCTATTAATAAAGTGCAACCAACTACTTGCATAAAAAATTCACTCATCTGATTTACTCCGTTCTTTTAGCATTGCGTCAGTCAGAGCATAAGCATCTTTAGCAATATACTCCAATCCTATATACCCATTATTGGTCGCAAATCCCTGCATCGCCAAACCGGCAAAGTGGTCGCGTAATGTCATTGCGTCCCTATTATCACTATATTCTTTTTGTGCTAGTAGCAAAGTTTGTTTTAGTATTAAGTTATCACTTTTTAAATCTTCTATTACTGCTTTTAAAAGTTTTATTTCATTCATCACTCACTCCTATCCCATGTGCTTTTTCTATTGCTCTAGCAAAACCAAAGGGTTTAAACGCATTAGCTTCGTTACATAAATTTTGCACTCCTAGTAGAATTATTTCATCATCACTCAAAGGCTTTCGATTTGGTGGTACTGCATAGAGTGGATATAACTTCCATCTGTCTTTATTAACCTCACGCTCAGGCTTGTAGGCTCTGGGTATTCTTGCTCCTGTTTCCTTATCAATAAGCATCCAAGCCTCAGGTTCAGGCTCAGGTTGAGCTAATATTTCTTCAACTTCATCTAACAATATTTGTTCTTCTTCTGACGGAAAAACTGTAGCAAATTGGTCATACATTTTTTTCAACAACTCTCTTTCTTTACTCATTACCTACCCCCATTTTAACAACAGCTCGTTAAGCCCCGACCATATACCAAACAAACTAACTAAATATAAAGCTACAAGACTGTAAATAGGTTCTTTTTTATCTGTAAGTATATGCATAACAAATGTAAATACCATAAGATATATCCCTGCAACAAAAAGAATAATATTAATTGCTGTCATCCCCCATCTCCTATCGCGTTGGCTATTCGTTGATCCCTGCGGTAGTCTTTTTTAGTGACTGGATTTGACGCCATCCACGCTTCTAGCTCAGGTGTGAGGGGATAAACAACGATGCCGTTAATCTTGTGGCTTGCTACCGGTAGCTTGCCGCGTAACTCAAGTTTACGCACCGCATCTGATATCACGTTTAACCGCAGGCCAATCTCTTTTCGCGTTATATAATTCATAAGGAATACCTATCGTCTAGATCTGGCCTGGTATGTACCATGTTCAAAGCAAAAACCACACAGCACCCTGTGTGTGCCAGGTGGGATAGTCCGCTCTCTGGATCTAAATCTTCCCCATCTGCGTAAGCAAATAAATGTCGAAGCGCGGCATCTATTAATCTGGATTGTGAAATCCCTTTACGCCAGTTATGCGCCTCATATTTGTCCGCTCCAAACGCTAGCACTTTAGCTATCTCTTCAAGTGCATGTCGATCTAGTAGAGATAGAGGGGGTTTGCCTTTATCAAATTTTAAGCCTAGCGCATGCTTTGAATCAGGGACCTTTACGCTACATTCGTTTGATACGTGTGTGCCATAAGAAAGTCCGCAAACCTCACACTTAGTCGCCATTAGAGCGTTAAGATTTTTTACTTCGCTTACATTTTTGTTAGTAAAATAGTTCATTCCCCTTTCCTTTGTTTCATTGCTTCTAATAAAAGGTCCTGCACTTCGCGCTTTGAATCGCGGCGTAACATGACCATCTCATCCATCGTGCCTTTAGTGACGATGTGATGTATAAATACTGGGCGGTTGTATCCTGATTGCGCTTGGCGCGCTGGGCCAATCCGCTCAATAATTTGTTGGTACTCTTCTAAATTCCACCAATGTCCGAAAAATGCGAGGATGTTTCCGCCGTCTTGCAGATTGAGGCCATGTCCTGCGCTGGCCGGATGCGCAAAGAGTAGCGGGGTTTTTCCGGCGTTCCAGTCTCTAATAGTATTAGGATCACTGTCCAGCGCCCGACCTTTAGGGAAAGCCTTTTGTAACCGTGCAAGGTCGTGCTTGAAATGGTAAGCAACCAGGATAGGCATCCCCGCAGCTTCTTCGATAATCGACTCCAGTGCTTTGATTTTCTCATTGTGAATCTCCGTAAAATTTGTTCGGGTGTCATCGGTGTAGATGGCACCGTTTGCGATCTGCAAGCACTTGATGGTTTTGCTCGCAGCGTTTAAGGCTTCGATTTGCGCGCCGCACTCAAGCTCGATGAACATTTCTTTTTCCATCTCTTTGTATTGCGCGCGGGCTTTGGCCGGCATATCGACACGAATCACGTTAACGATAGGCTCATCAATTTCAAAATGATCTTTAGCATCGAGCGAAATACAAAGATCGCGCACTGCATCTTCGATCTGCGACTGTGCAAACGCCAAAGGCTTTGTCTGCACAGCGTGCCGATCTTCACCTACCTGGATCTTTTGAAACCATCTCGCTTCAAACGCGCTAAAACTGCGACCTAAACGGCTGCCGCGATCTAAAAACCAGAACTGCCCCCAGAGATCTTGCAAGCCGTTGGGGGAAGGTGTGCCGGTCAATTGAATGAACCGGGATGCTTTACTGTGTGCAACTCGCGCTAACTCTCTCGCGCGCATACCGCCTTGGCGTAGTCTGAAGCCTTTGAGTTTTGTGCTTTCATCGGCGACGATCTTGGCGAACGGCCAGGTTTCCCCGCATTGCTCCACCAGCCAGGGCAAGTTTTCGTAATTAATGGTGTAAACATCCGCTTTAGTCGCCAGCGCTTTGCGACGAGACGATGCGTCACCCACGATGGGTGAGATTGTCAGGTCGCTTAAGTGCTGCCATTTAGCAACTTCATCGGGCCATGTCGAACTGGCTACGCGTAACGGCGCTAATACTAGGGTAGGGCCAGGCTCAACGAGGTTGATAATGTCAATAGCGGTTAGCGTTGATACAGTCTTACCTAAACCCATACCCGCCCAGATCGCGCAGCGTGGGGTATCCACAATATGCGCAATAATGGAGTGCTGATAAGGCCTTGGTGTAAACTGTTTACGCACGTTTCACCAACTCAATTACGCGTTCAGCGACCGCAGCAAGTACGGCGATAATGAAGAAAGGAACGCCTAAAACTAGTACAAGAACGGGTGTAAATAGCATTGCAAGAGATCTATATAAACTTTCCATAATTACCTTTGATGTTTGACTAAAGGCTCTTGACCTGGATTAAGATTCCATTCGTAAATGATCCGGCAATCGTTGCAGATCTTTTCTTTGTGAGAAGAAAGCAATAACATTCCACGCCCGCACTCAGGGCAATCGTTGCTAGTCTTTTTGAACAGGGCAAAAAGGTGATCGACACCTTCCAGCGTATCGATGACTAACACTGTCTGGCCTGCGCGTCGCATCCGCTCATGCTCTCTAAGCTGATGTGGATCAGGTTTTTTGCCTATGCTTTTTGTTTCCACCCACACGGTTGCACCCTTAAACATAATGCAGCGATCCGGTGCCGCGCGCCGACCTAACCATTTCACTTTGCGGATCTCTGCGCCGGCAAGCAAAGCTCGCTCGACTAGATACCCTTCAATGATCGACTCTCTCATATCGCTAACCTTTTTTGCGCGTTGCGCGTAGCCACCGGTCCAAGACCTGAGCAGCTGCTGACTTTCTTTTTAAACTTTGCTAAACCTTCACGGTTGTATAACGTGTAACGTGAATCGGTCAAAGGCGTAATAAAAACTATTTTTGTATATTCTGGTGCGGTTAATTTTGCCGCATCGATCTTGGCAAGTAGCCAATCCTTAATGGTTTTATGTCCTTCAAGATCTGTGTTTTTTAAATGGCCGAATCTCATTAGTCTTTCCTGTATCTGTAAGCCTCAAAGCCTGCCGCTGCGAGCGGCAAACCGTCGGCCCATTGTGGTTTCGTCACCATCAGCGCAGATAAGTGATCGGCGTTGAAGTGGGGTTGGTCTGGTGCCTCGGCGATGATCTCGTCATGCACAGTTAAAACAATCTGATATCCGGCATCCTCGATGCCCTGCATACTGGCGGCTAAAATGTCACGGCTTACGGCTTGGGTGACGTTTTCCGCTAGTTTTCCGCCGTAAGTTTGCAAAGCGGACCAGCGGCGTGAGTATTGATTGACACCTTTGTAATGCAGCTTGCCGTCTTTAAGTGCTGCGCCTGGGTAGCACAAGAACCGGCCCGACGGCAGCTTGATGCGTAACCACGCGCCGTCGCATCTCACCAAGAGTTTGCGACAGCTATAGGTCACGCCCTTGTTGACCAGCGCCTGCACGGCTGCGTCTTGCAGCTCGCCCCAGAAGGTCGAGATCTCTGGGTGAGCGTTGCGCCATGTACGTTTAAACGCGTCACATGTACACCAGGCGCGGTCCGATAATCCAAACGTCTTGCCGGTTTTAAAAGCGTAGCCGTGCGCGCGCTTTGCTTCGCGCTGAATTTCTTCGGGGATTGCGTCCCATGCTTGTTGACCCATCGCCTCGAGGTCAATGCTGTAGGCTGATGCGAAAGTGATAAACGCGCCCACACCACCTTCATAGCCAAGCGCTAACTCTTGCACCTTGCCGACTTGACGATCGTCTTTGCTAACGTCTTCAGGTTTAACACCGAACGATTTAGCATAAGCGAGTTTGTAAAGATCATAACCGGTGCCTTTATCGAAGTCCTCAAACGCTTTGATTTTCCATGTTTCTCCAGCAAGCCATGCAAGTACACGTCCCTCGATGTTTGACAAATCGGCTACGACAAACTGCTTACCCTGGGGCGCAATCAAGCAGCCACGAATCGCGGAACTTGTTAACTCCATCACGTCATCGACAACCAGATCCACGCAGTCGGCTTTCATCGCCGCAATGCCCAAGTCGATTTGATCTTGCTTAAGTGATGGCCTGGGTAAGTTTTGGGGTTGGAACAGACGACCGGCCCAACGACCGGTGCGACTGGCACCGTTAAACTGTAGAGTGCCGCGCAGTCTGCCGTCGCTGCTTACCCCGTTGATCAGGGTTTTATATTTAGCCGTACTGGTGCTGCTTGCCTGTAGCCGGATCGCAAGCAACTCGCGCAGCTCGGCCGGCAATGATAGATCGTTGACACGTCGCTCAAGTGTTGACGCTTGCATGTCGGGTAACTCGATGCCGTACTCTTCGAGCATGTGCTTGAGCATAGCGTCGCGCTGCGTTGCTGCTTGCACCGCGCCACGTGTCATATCGTTAACGCGCTTGGCCATTTTCTTTTGTGCTAAGTCAACGGCACGGATTGCCGCCTCTGCCATTTCAACATCGACTAGCACACCACGATCGTTGATGGTTTGATCCAGGTGCCAGAGCGCCAACTCCGCACCTGTGTAATTCCAAGTAGGCATGCGACGTTGGCACTCACGCATTGCAATGATGTCGCGACCTGCGTAGTCGATAAAGCGCGCCCACTGATCAGGGTGAGTTTCACGCGTAGCGCGTCTGATCTTTCGGGTGTTGCTGGGTTTGCAAAACAACAAGACCAGCTGCCGGCCGTCTTTATCCTTTGCTTGATCAGTAGGCACGCCAAGCGCTTCGCAGAGATCACCTAAGCCTGCCGGTAGCGAGTGCGCTAAAGCCTGGACCATTGTGTCTTGCCAGCGAGATAGATCCGTTTTTCTAAACTGCGCGTTCAAAACCGTGCGATCAAAGCCGGTATTGTGCGCAACTAAGGTAACGCTTGGTGATACAAACGCCTGCGCAAGATCCCCAGGGATATCGGCTGTCGCGGTGCAATCCCAGACTTTTACCGGACCCTCATCGATCGCATACGCAAAGAGCGTGATCTCTACGTCTTCAGCGTAGCGGTGGGTTCCGTGCTTGATCGGCGTTTCGCAGTAAGTTTCTAAGTCAAGATACAAGGTTGTCATTTACTTTCTCTAAAATTGCGCTTTGGTAAAACGACCCGCCAGGATCGGTTTGCAAAAGCGGCCTGGGTGAGCAGGCCGATTTGGTTAACTCAACAACTGAATCACGTTGTCCTTTTTAGGTTCTTTCTTTTCGCCACCCACCGCCTCGATCATTGTGAGGGCTACTTGTTGGGCAGCAGTTACGGGACCGTCGTTTGAATCCAACGTAGGTTCGCAAACTACATTGACGACGGCGGTGTCTTCTTGATCCATAATAGTAATTACGATAAGTGCCATATGATCACCACAAATCTGCTTCAGCAGCTGCGCCTTCTGTAAGATCCTCGAACTCATCGTCTTTGGCAGCGCCGCCACCTGCGAACGCGTCGCCGTCTTTAAAGAACTGCACGCCTCTTAAACTTGCGTTGATGCGCTTGCCGTATTTGTTATCCTGCGCCCAAAGCTCAAGGCTTGTGTTAACGTAACAGCCGGCGTAGGGCTTGCCGTCTACTTGGTTTAAAGGTGACTTGTCACGATCAATAACGGTCGGACGGGTTTTGTTTCGTGCGGAGATATAAAACATCCCTTGAAAACCGTCGTACTCAGATTTCAAATCACCGTTGTGCAGCGCGGTCTTGTCACCCGCGACCATCTTGGCCAGGTGATCTTCGGCTTTAGCGCCCCATTTTTCTTTTGCAACTTCAACGATTGCGGCTTTGATGTTCGCGATTTGCGGATCATCTTTTGCAATCAAAAACACTGCTGAGAAAGCTGGTTCGCCTTCACCGTTGACTGTTTGCGCTTCAAACAGCGCGGGAAAAGCAAGACGGGTACTGCTCAATTTAATAATAGCCATGGTTTAACTCCTAAAATATTTTGGATACATTTGTTTAATGCGTTTTGTAACGCGGTTGATTGCACGTTCCCGTGCAACCGGATCTTTTATCTGTGCAGCGTCAGCTAACATCTTGCGAGCATCGGCCGGTAAGAGTGCCGACTGTGTGGTCATACCAGATCACCTCCGGTCAAGATGCCTATCGCTTCATCGTCAGTCATCGCGTCAAAATCATCTTCAGCCGTGATTGAGATTGAGATTGCGCGGCGTTTGTCCGACACCGGCGCGACCGAGGGCTTACCCTCTGATTGCGAGATTAGACCTTGCAGCTGCGGCCATTGACGCGGGCCGATCTCACCAGACTTGGCTAACTTTTCAGCAGTTGTAGGTGAAATAATCGTCTTGTCGTACATGACATCAGTCTTGATACGCATCGACTTCATCAGCGCTTCAGCACCGTCGGCATCGTTCCACTTGCGCGATCCGCGACGACCTTCAACTAACTTGTAGCCTGGTACTTCTTTACCAGCAAAAAGCTCCACCTCGGTGCGTCCGCGTATCGCTTTGCACCAGTCCTCGATTAGATCAAGTGAGGTCATCAGGTTGCCTAATAGCACGTTGTCTACTGTGCGATCTTTAGCAGCGGCAATTTGTGGCTTGATATCTTGTTCAAGATCTACAAAATCGTCAGCGATCACATTTAACACGTGATTGGTAAGCGCAGGGCAAGACGCTTTTGCTTTACAAAACTTGCACTGTTTGTCACCTGGCACAAATTCCGGATTGGCTTCTTGCGACCGGCGAACAGCAAGGTCCACATTGCGGGTAAGCATCTCGATCCACTCAAGATCAGTTTCCCAGTGGTCAACGTGATTGATGCGCGGCTGGCAGATCACTAGCTCCACGCTGTGAAACTCATCACAAAAAGACCAGTGTTCGATCGCAGCTGCTGCGTACATGCCAAGCTGATAGTTACCTTCGGCTTCCACCTTTACACCACGACCGTATTTAAGATCTACGATCGTGATTTTGCCGTCGTGGATGACCACGGCATCGGCTGTGCCTTTGGCATCAGCTTCACCGGTTAGGTGAGAGATGAGATACTTTTGCTCGACATACAGATCGCCAGGCATTGAGCGCACAAGATCTAAATAGACCTGTACGTTCTCGATCATTTCAGGGTTGACTACAAAGATGCGCGCGCCTTCCGGTTTGTCTTGCATGCCTATAAATTCTTCACGGTCGTTAAATACCGCAATCTTTTTATATAGATACTCTTTCGCATTTTTGCCATCTGTAAGCGCTGTGCTTGCCAAAAAATGCGCAGCACTACCTTCATCCGCAAACTCACTTGAGCTGTCAGGAAATCCTTCTTCAAGATTTACGCTGCCAGGGCAAGCGATCCAGCGGCTTGCACCGCTGGGTGAATATTTCGCGTGGGCCATTACACAGCCTCGCAAGCCTTAACCACTGCCGCGAAGTCAGACTCTTTGACTTCTGGGAGTTTTGAGGCGTTGAATGTTGCAAGCACCGCGATAGCTGCATCGCGGCCTTTGGCTTTTGCCAAGTCTTGGATTGCCTTAGCGGCATCTTGATAGGTGACGGTAACGCTAACCGCTTCATCAGCCGAGGTTGAAGCTTTTGAAGCGGGTTTCTTAGCGGCAACTGCGGGAGTTGGCTCTTCGGTGCGGCCTTCCTCCGTGTCACTGGCACTGTTATTGTGGGCCACCGGTGCCTGGGCGATTGAACCGCCTTGCGAAAGCAAAGCGATAAGGGTTTGAATTGCTGCTGTATTTTCTTGTATTGCTGTTTCTAACATTTTAAATCTCCGATTAGCATTTAGGGCCAAGGCCCACTGTGGTTAAAAGTACGATCATGAAAACGATGACCGCATATGCTGTGTAAAGGTGGCCACGCAACTCGCTGATGGTGTGGTCCGCTTTTTGTAACGCGTAGTTAATCGCGTCGCTTCTTAAAATTTCTTCTTGAGTTTTCATTTTATTTCTCCGGCAATTACTTCAAAATCCTCATCTATAACGTCGCCGTCTTCATCAAATTCTTTAGTTACTTTTTTTACATAAAGAAAATCTTCTGATGCTGTTCTAGCATCATCTTCTGTTATCCAAGGGCAGCCTTCTTCCCCAATGGCTTCCATGTTAAATAAGGTGCCTTCAGAAATAGCTTCTTCTAATGCTGCTAAGGCTTCTGCTTCCGTTTCGTACTTAGCAAAATCGCCGTTTGATAAGTCGCCCAATTTGTAGATAGTTTTTACTGTTGCCATGTTGATCACCGAATGTTTTGTGAGTTAAAAATAGGATTTCCATCCCGTTGAGACATATTGTCTTACAAGCTTAAACTTGTGTCAATAGGGTAATACAAATATTTTTTGTGAAAGAGGATAAAAAATTACCCACGCCGTAAAGTGTAATTTATCTTGAATAAATACAAGCCTTACTTGTACAATGTCCGCTCTTTAATCAAACAGGAAAAGCAATGTCTTACTTTGGAGTAAGAGCGGCTGTCTCTGCGGCAGGCAGTCAAGCTCAATTAGCCAGTACGCTCGGCGTCACCCAACAGGCTGTGAGTCTTTGGGTGCGACGCGGATTCGTACCGGCAAGCCGCGTAGTGGAAATCGAAGCGCAATACGGCGTTGATCGGGTGGAGTTGGTGAACCCCAGAACACTGGAGCTATTTACCCCCAGGGGGAATTTATGATTGAACTTTTAGAAGAGATATTTGATCGGCTATCGACGGTCAGAGATCCGTCTTTAAATGACTTGCGCATCAAACTTGCGCAAGCAATTGAGGCACTACGCGCTGCGGACAGCGAGGGCGGTGGTGATGGTCCCAAATGATCAATCCCCTTTTTATATAGATTACATACCGGCTGCGCTTAAAAACATAGACCGGTGGTCGCCGTGGAAGGCCGTGTGGAATGCCAAGCGCAAGAAATTTGACAAGATCCCGCAGCTGGCGAGCAACCCCGATTACGGCTTATCAACGGCCAAGCCGGATAAGTGGGTGAGTTTTGACTCGGCAGCTGCTGCGCTATCACATAATAAATCTGCGGGTTTGGGTTTTGTCATGACGGGTTTAAAGGGCTTTGTCGCGATTGACTTAGACAACTGCCTGGATCAGCCGTGGGCGCTTGATATTATCACCCAGGTCAATAGCTACACCGAGTTGTCACCCAGTGGGCAGGGTTACCGGATCTTTTTGCACGGCGATCTTGAGGTGGATTGGACCAACCACGACCAAGGCATCGAAGTGTACGGCGGTAACGAGGCGCGCTTTTTAACCGTGACCGGTGCTGCGCTTGTTAACTCACCGGCGGATCTGGTGCGCGTAGCACCTGGGGTGTTGGCCGATCTCTTTACCCGATACGCAAAAGAAAAGCGCAAAGCCGAGGTGATTGATCTTAACCTACCGGATTTGCTGGATGATTTGGTGTTGCCTTACATCGAGGATCTGCGCATACCGGCAGGACCTAAGCGCTTTTTGTTGACGGGGGAGTTTGACACGGATCGATCCGGCACGCTGTTCGGCGTTGGCGTGAGTCTGTATGCAGCAGGTTACACGGACGCCGAAGTGCTATCAATTTTGGCTTATAACGATTTTGCGATGGAGGTCGCTCTCGACCACAGGCGGCAGGATCAAGACAGAGCCTTGCTATACCTATGGCGTGAGCATTGTCTCAAAGCCAAGGGTAAAGCAAGTGCATCAATCGCCACATCAGATGACTTTGATGTCGTTGAGGTGCCCGCGGGTGAGCGCGAGATGCCGCGCTTTAAGCGCGACAAGGTGGGCGCAATCGAAGCAACCATCGAGAACGTGAGCAAAGCCTTAAACCGGCAGGACCTTTGCGGGATTCAGATCCGCTACGACGGTTTTAGGGATGAGATCATGTTTACCCCTGACGATGCGCCTAATGCCTGGCGCGCATTCACCGACGCGGATTACTCACGCCTTCGCATCACGCTTGAGCAAGGTGGGTTTAAACCGGTCGGCCGTGAGTTGATCCGTGATGTGGTGCTCATGGTAGCGGACGATCATCCTTTTGACTCAGCGATTGAGTGGTTAGACGGCTTGACATGGGACGGCGTGCCTAGGGTTGAGCGCTTCCTATCTACTTACTTTAACGCGGTTGACACCGACTACACCCGTGCCGTAGCTTCTTATATATGGACAGCGTTGGCCGGCCGTGTGCTTGAGCCTGGCATCAAAGCGGACATGGTGCCGATTTTGATTGGTGAGCAAGGCTCAAAGAAGTCAAGCAGTGTGGCGGCGATGGTGCCGTCCCAGGACTTTTTTACTGAGGTGAGTTTTCACGAAAAGGAAGAGGATCTGTCACGCAAGATGCGAGGCCGATTGCTCGCTGAGATCGGAGAGCTACGTGGGCTGCACACCAAAGAGCAGGAATCGATCAAGGCTTTCATCACCCGCACCCATGAAAACTGGATCCCCAAGTACCGAGAGTTTGCCACGTCGTTTCCCCGTCGTTTGGTGTTTATCGGTACGACCAATCAGGAGCAATTTTTAGCTGATGACACCGGTAATCGTCGATGGTGTCCGGTTCGTGTAGGCCAAGCGGATATTGAAGCCATACGTCGTGATCGTTTGCAATTGTGGGCGGAGGGCCGTGAGCTATTTTCTTTGTTTGGAATCGCGTTTAGAGATGCTGAACGCTTGGCGGCGGACGTGCATGAAGAACACGCGATGACCGAACGCTTCCAAGAAGAAATTGAAAATTGGCTATCTACACCTGATGCGTTGACCGGCGAAATGCCGCGAGCGCGTGAATTTTTGCGGACGGGGGATATTGCGCGCGAATGCTTGCGAATAGAAGCACGTAATTTATCGCGCGCTGACGAGATGCAAATAGGTAAAGTTTTGCGGATTGCGGGTTTTGCGCGAAAACAGCGGCGGCTGGATGGCAAGTTAATGTGGGTGTACCTACCTTGTAACTAGCTAATAAAAGGAGGTGGTTACGTTTTAGCCCAGTAAAACCAAGGGTTGTAACCACGTAACTACCGTAACTACCATATTTATAACTATATAGATATTACTATATAAGTAGGCTGGGGGAAAGGTTATAGAGGTAGTGGTTACGGAGGTTACAGGTAGTTACAGGCGTTTTTTGCGGGTTTGGAGGATTGGCTTTGAGAACGATATTGGTAGCAGTAAACGAGGACGGCTTACGCATAGGTGAAAGCCATCCCCGTGCAAAATTGAGCGATGATGACATCGAACTGATAAGGGCACTGGCGGAGGAAGGTATGCGATACCGCGTCATTGCTCAGAAATTTGAGATTAGCAAGGTGACGGTGGGCAGGATCTGCCGTTACGAACGACGCGGGCAAACCATTGCTCGTTTAAAAAAATGTTTACAGGAGGATGAGTAATGGCACGAGTAAGTTACAGCGAAGAGTTGGCAGATGAGATATGCGCAAGAATTGCGGAGGGCGAATCGATGCGCGGAATTTGCGCGGATGTTCACATGCCGAATTGGCGAACGGTCTGGCGGTGGCTTGATGCTAACGATGATTTTGCCAGCAGGTGCGCGCGCGCAAGAACTTTGCAAGCCGAAGCGCTTGAATGCGATATGGCAGAGATTGAGCGCGACACACTGTCAGGTGTAGTCGATGCGAAAGCGGCCAACGTGGTGCTATCGTCTAAGCGCTGGCGGGCAGCTAAACTTGCTCCCAAGAAATACGGCGACAAGATCACCACAGAACTCACCGGGGCAGATGGTGGACCGGTCGAGATCAACGACACTGATCGCGCGGCTAAAGTCGCAGCGCTTATCGCACAGGCCCAGGGCAGGCAGAAAGTAGATGCAAGCGACCTCGTTTGATCCGGAAGTTTTAAAATATCTCACACCGGCGGAACTCAAAGAGCTTGATGTTTTGCTTGCGACCATGCCGATATGGATGCCACTGCAAGGTCCGCAGTCGATGGCGTATGAATCCACGGCGGATATCATCGGCTATGGTGGGGCAGCTGGTGGGGGTAAGACAGATCTGGCATGTGGCAAGACGCTCAGACAGCACCAGAAGACGCTGGTGCTTCGACGTGAGGCAACCCAGCTCACTGGTATCATCGATCGCTTTACCGAGCTTATCGGCAGCCGTGATGGCTTTAATGGCGCGGAACGGATCTGGCGACTACCAGGTAAGCAGATCGAGTTTGGCTCTACACCCAACGTGGACGATTGGAACAAGTACCAAGGCCGGCCGCATGATCTGCTGGTCTTTGACGAAGCGGCCAACTTTCTCGAATCCCAGGTCCGCGCATTGCTCGGCTGGCTGCGCTCGGTGGATCCTAAACAGCGATGCCAAGCATTGCTGACCTTTAACCCACCAACAACAGCAGAAGGTCGGTGGATCATTGCGTTCTTTGCGCCTTGGCTGGACCCTAAGCACCCAAAGCCTGCGCAACCTGGCGAGCTAAGATACTTTGCGATGGTCGAAGGCAAAGAGATCGAGTGCGAGGATGGCACGACCTTCACGCACGGCAGTGATGTCATCACACCGATGTCGCGCACGTTCATCCCGTCGCGCATATCGGATAACCCCTACTTGATGAACACCGGCTACATGGCAACATTGCAAGCCTTGCCGGAACCTTTACGCTCACAAATGCTTTATGGAGATTTTATGGCAGGTATTGAAGACGACCCATGGCAAGTCATCCCGACGGCCTGGGTGGAAGGTGCGCAAGCAAGGTGGGTAAGACCGCTTAAGCTGCCGCCAATGGACTCCCTAGGCGTAGACGTGGCGCGCGGTGGGCGAGATACTACGCTCATTGCCCGACGACATGATATGTGGTTTGATGTGCCGCTAGTCTATCCAGGCACCGCCACACCGGACGGACCAACCGTGGCCGGCTTAGTGATCGCAGCTAACCGCGATCAATCCCCAATTCACATTGACGTGATTGGCGTGGGCGCATCGCCGTATGATTTTTTGAAAGACACCAATCAGCAAGTGATTGGCGTAAACGTATCTGAGGCCGCAACCGGCTTGGATAAGTCTGGCCGGTTGAGATTTAAAAACCAACGCTCAGAACTCTGGTGGCGAATGCGCGAAGCGTTAGATCCCACTAACAACACCGGCATTGCTTTGCCGCCAGATCCACGATTATTTGCCGATCTTTGCGCACCCACTTGGTCGCTGTCTGGATCGACAATCTATGTGGCCAGTCGCGATGAGATCATTGCTAAGATTGGCCGATCACCGGACTACGGCAGTGCGTACTGTCTGGCCTTGCTTGACACACCTAAGCGCGCCTTCTTGCCGAACGGCAATAACAACACCCGGCGCGCTGTACTCGACTACGATCCGTACAAGATATGATGCACTTACCCAGATTATGGTGCCGTAGGCTTTGGCACCATGAACGACATCCTAATCGAACCCATCAGCATTACCCAAATCCAAGCCGCGAGTAACATCGACGCGCTACTGGACGCGTATGCGCAGGAGTCTGCGCTCTCTGTCATGCCTGAACCGCTACCCGATTGGGACGGATACGCAGCGATGGAAGAGAGTGGCGGCATCATTGCACATGGCGCGTATGCAGGCGGCACTTTGGTCGGCTTTATGGTGATCATGATGTGTTATGCCGCGCAGTATTCGGCATCGATCGGCAACACTATGGCGATCTTTGTGCTACCCGAATACCGCAAGTTTGGCACCGGCAAAAAGCTGGTTGATAGCGTGGCAGAGGCTGCGTTTAGTCACGGCATGGCGGCATTAGCTATCGGTGCGCCCTCAGAAAGCCGGCTTGCAAAAGCGGCGGAATCCATGGGTTTCAAAGAAACAAACCGCATCTACCTGCGAGCAAAACCATGAGCGCGGTGATCAACGCCATGAACGACCGCGCTTTGCAATGTGTGCATCAATTGCACGATGCTATGCGCGAGTTGCCTCAGGTGAAGATCAAAACTACGCATCACTTGCACGCAGGTCTGTATCACCGCACGGTGTTTGTGCCGGCGGGTACGGTTGTCATGGGTGTGATGGTTAAGATCCCGACGACGTTGATCGTCAGTGGACACGCCATGCTCTATATCGGCGAGGAAGCGCGCGAGATCGTGGGCTATCAGATTATCGAAGGCGCGGGCGGACGCAAGCAAGCCGCGTATGCGATTGAAGACACTACGTTCACGATGAGCTTTGCCACGGATGCGGCCAGCGTGACCGATGCCGAAAACGAATTTACTGACGAGGCTGAGCAGCTGCTCACTCGTGCCGACCAACTCACTTACGAGGAAGCACAATGTCTGGAGTAGCATTAGCCGTAACCGCTGCCGCCGCCGTCGCCGGCGTGGGTGTTTCTGCCGCACAAGGCGCAGAGCAAGCGGATCAAGCCAAGAAGTCTATGCAACAAGCGCAGGCCAATGCGGACCGCACCGCTAAGCAAGCGGATCAAGATTTCAACCGCGCAAACCAAAAGAAGCCCGACACTGCCGCCATTCTTTCTGCCGCGCAGCAAGCCGGCAAGAGCGGTGCTTCAGGCACTATGCTAACCGGTGCGCAAGGCGTAGATCCAGCCTCTTTAACGCTAGGAAAAAGCACTTTGCTTGGGGCGTAACGGATGGAGAATACGCCCAAAAATAAACTACAAACACGCTGGGGCCAGCTAAAGACTGAGCGCGCAACGTGGTGGGCGCATTGGAAAGAGTTGTCGGATTATCTATTGCCGCGCTCAGGCCGTTTTTTTATACAAGACCGTAACCGCGGATATCGCCGACACAATTACATTTACGACAACACAGGCACGCGCGCGCTGCGCGTATTAGCGGCAGGGCTTATGTCAGGGTTAACCAGTCCTGCGCGCCCTTGGTTTCGTCTGGCCACCACTGACCCATCGTTGATGGAGATCGCTGAGGTGAAATACTGGCTTAACGATGTGACTAACATCATGCTAACCGTGTTTCAAAAGTCCAATACATACCGCGCATTGCACAGCATGTACGAAGAACTCGGCACGTTTGGCACCGCGGCATGTATCGTCATGCCCGATTTTGATAACGTGGTTCACATGTACCCGCTCACAACAGGGGAGTATGCGATTGCAACTAACTGGAAGGGGGAAGTAACTACCCTTTACCGCGAGTTTCAGAAGACCGTGCATGAGATTGTCACGGAATTTGGCATCGAGAACGTCATGCCCTCGACGCGCTCGATGTATGAGCGTGGATCTTTAGACGCATGGATCACAATCATCCATTGCATAGAGCCGCGTACTGATCGCGATCCTAGCAAAAAGGATAATAAGAACATGCCCTGGCGCTCGGTCTACTTTGAAGTGGGATCGGCACCAGATCAATACTTGAGCGAGAGCGGGTTTACCCGTTTTCCGGCATTATGCCCACGCTGGTCGATTTCAGGCGGCGACATCTACGGCAATAGCCCAGGCATGGAAGCGTTAGGCGATATCAAACAATTACAGCACGAGCAGCTGCGTAAAGCGCAAGGCATCGACTACCAAACCAACCCACCCTTACAGGTGCCAACGTCCATGAAAAACCGTGACGTGGAACGCTTGCCTGGCGGCGTAACGTATGTGGATGTGGCCGGCGGATCGCAAGGCGTAAAAACTGCGTTTGAAGTCAATTTAAATCTCAATGACCTGCTGATGGATATCCAAGACGTTCGGCACCGCATCGAAGGCAGCTTCTATGCGGATCTTTTTCTGATGCTAGCTAATCAGACGGATGCCCGAATGACTGCCACTGAAGTCGCGGAACGTCATGAAGAAAAGTTATTGATGCTCGGTCCTGTGCTTGAGCGTTTACAAAATGAATTGCTAGATCCCCTGATCGAGATCACGTTTGATCAGATCATGGCCTCAGGCATTGCACCACCGCCACCAGAAGCCATGCAAGGCCATGACATCAACGTCGAGCTAGTGAGCATGTTGGCCCAAGCGCAGCGCGCAGTCGGCACCAACTCGATTGACCGATTCATTGGGACGGTTGGAAGCGTGGCGCAGTTTAAACCGGAAGTCTTAGACAAGATTGACGGCGACAAACTCACGGACATCTATGCGGATTCGCTTGGCATTGATCCACGCATCTTGCTTGCCCAGGACAAAGTGGACGCATTGCGTGGGCAACGCGCGCAAGCACAGCAACAAGCGACGCAAGCGGCCATGATGAACCAAGGTGCCGATACCGCACAGAAACTCGCGGCGGCTAAGACCAATGAACCCAACGCATTGACTGACGCCACTCGCGCGTTCAGTGGCTACAGTTAATTTAACCAGGAGATTTCCATGCCAAGACAACTATTTGCACAAGCGCTTTTTACCAACGGCATTAAACAGCCCACAGAATTTGAAGGCGAGCCGGTTACTGCATCCGACAGCACGGATCTAGGCAGCGGACCTTGTACGGCGATTTACGTCACAGGTGCAGGCAACGTCAACGTCAACCTAGCGGGTGGCGGCACGGCGGTATTGACTTCACTTTCCGCAGGTCAGATCGTGCGTGTTAATGCTTCTCGCATCTTATCCACCAGCACGACAGCAACCGGCATCTTTGCGCTGTATCCAGCCGGCAATTTGTAAGGGGTAGACCATGAATCCATTTTTAACCACCACGAATGACGCAACCGCGATGACCAGCGTCCTGGCGGTAACACCGAATGATGGCGCGGACCTTGTGCCGCCAGTCGGACCTGCCAGACCAACGCGCTCGATCATGGTGAGTGGGGCCGGCACGATCGCTGTGGTGATGGCCGATGGCAGTACCGCCACCATCACCATTTCTGTTAACGCAATTGGCTTTTTGATTGCGCTCTCTGTTAACCGTATCAAAGCCACCGGCACAACCGCGACTTTGATCACTGCCTATTACTAGGAGATCTTATGACTAAACGTATTGGCAGCAGCCCATTTGTTTATACTGATGATGAAAAGAAAGCCACCGGTGCGTATAACCCAGATGGTTCACTTTCAGATTTGATTGTTAACTACAATTCTCTTTCAGAAATTCCCACCACGTTTAAAGGCACGGCGCGGGTAGGCACACAGTTTTATGTAGGGGACGGAACAGGGGTGGTATCGGTTCTTACTTCCACCGCGAACAATATTGGCGCAGCAGGTGCGCAAGGCTTTGGGGTGGGATCTGCAAAGACGCTGCCCTCAGGCTTTACCAAAATGACCGGATCAGACGATCCCGCCTCAGATAACTACGGTAATTACCAATATTCTGATGGCTCAATCATGGTGTGGATACCAGCCTTTTACTATAAATACGGCACAGGGGCTAACGGCTTGGCCATCAACCAGGTCAGCATCCGAAATTACGATGCGTTCTCTGATGTAACCGCCGCCAATACCGCGGGATATGCGTTACACCGTGCGTTTTACAATGCGGGCGCAATACAAACGGGCGTGTTTGTTGACAAGTATTTATGCAGTAATAACGCAGGTACAGCATCGAGCATCAAAAATGGCTTGCCGTTATCGAGCGCTTTATTGCACAACCCATTTAGCGGACTGACAGGCACACCGACTAACGCTCTTTACGGTGCGATTGTAGCTGCCAAGACGCGAGGCGCTAACTTTTTTTGTAACTCGCGCTTTATTTTTAGCGCATTAGCATTGCTATCACTTGCACATGGCCAGGCGGCTACGTCAACAACGGCGTGCGCATGGTATGACGCAACGGGAGTTAATAATTTCCCAAAAGGATGCAATAACACTGTATTTGGGGATGCCAATGACGGTGCATTGACTTTTGTCTGGGACGGTTACGCAGCGACAAATAGCAATAAAACAGGATCAGCTAACGTACCTGCAAAAGTGGCGCACAATGGCCAAAACAGC